GCCTCTTGCATCTGGCGACCAGGTAGGGTGGCTTGTTCCGACGTGATGACCTGCCGGGCCTCGCCCTGGCGGATCGTCGGTTGCAGGATCTGGCTCTCGTATGTTGGGACGCGCGGCATTAGTCTCGTGGCCCTCTTCGCATCCAGTCAGGGAATTCATAGCCCGCTTGCTTCAGGCTGGTGTAGGTCATCCCCGTTTGCGCGGCGCCTGTCAAAAGCGACGTTGCGCCAGCCAGCAATGGGCTGATACCTTTGGCTGTCGCTCGCGCCATCATGGCTTGGTTGCGCTGGCCGGTGGCCTCCATGCGATACCCCCACGCTTGGCGCAAGGCGTTGGCTTCGGCCATGTTGACATCACGCTCGGCGAGATAATCGCTTGAGGTTTGCAGGGCGATCGCCGTCTCTGACGTTGGGTCGATCATGTTCGCGCCGAGGGCTACACGCTGCTGGCCTCTGATCTGCCCCGCGCGCTCGCGGATAGCCTGTTGCTGCATCTGGCCTTGCAACATGGCGTCACGGGCTTGGCCCTCACTGATGCGCGCGTTGATCTCAGCAATGCGGGCCTGGCTTCTCAGCGCCGTGCGCTGGCCTTGGGCGGCGTAGTAAGAGCCAATGCCGCCCGTAACGGCTGACCCGGCCTGCAATGCTAGAGCAGCGGTTCCCAAGTCAGCCTCCGAATTGCAGGGTGGTCGTCATTGACACAATCGTCAATGGCACAGGCGCGGCCTGGCGCACAATGATCTGCCCGTCATCGGTCCAAGCGGGCGGGATCTCAACCTCAATTTCGCCGGTGAAAAGGTTCGGCGGCGAACCGTAGGGCTCGCTGGTGCGGATCTTGGCTTCCTTCAGTTCGTCCGTTGTCGGACCAATAAAGATGCCGCTGCTTTTGTAGACCCGCAGCATGACCCGGCTGATGTTTTTCTTTGTGCCTTGGGCCAAGGCTTCAGCTTCGATGGCGAGCGGGAGCGTCTGCAAGTCGCACACAACGGGCAAGCCCACATGCACAAGGCTGGCGGCCTTGTCGAGGGTGATCTGCCCGCTTGTGACCACGCGGGAAGTCAAGACTGCGCCATCGGCGAGCACGGTGACCGTCTTGCCTTCAAGGTGGCCAAGGCCGCTGATCGTGGTGGCCGGCGAGCCTGAATAGGTCAAGCTGCAATCAGACCCAATGAAGTCCTTCAGGTCAGGGAAGTAGCGGCTGGCAAGGCGTTCGACGTAGCGCTTGGTGCTTGTGCCAATCGTGCGCTTGACGATGGCATAAAGGATATCGTCATTGCCCTCGCTGACAACAGCCACGCTTTCAAACACGCCATCCTGGGTGTCGTGATAGTGCCAGGCATAAACCTGCTGCTCGGGAACGTAGGTCATGCCAAGCAGGCGCCCGTCGCTTGAAACGGCCCAGACGATCGGGGTTGGCCCTTTGGCATAAGCCAAATCCTTGATCGTCTTGTAGTCAAAGAGATGCGCCGCACGCAGGGATAGGTCCACGGAGATGTAGGACTGGATGTCGTTGTCAAAGCCGATCGCGCGCATATGCCCGCCTCGCGCGGCGGCGTAGATCGCCACGGTGTTGGCGGTGACGGGCTGCACATTGCTCGCGCCGATATAGCTCTGCGGGCGGATCGTGATCGTGCTCGGCGTCAGAAGATCGCCAACGCTCGCGACGCGCCATTCCGCGCTCTCGGTCAGCAACAGGAGATCGCCGATCACAACAGCATGCTGGATTGTGTTGGCCTCGCGTGCGGCGATCTTGACGCTAATGGCGTCATCGTCCTTGACCGGGATCGAATAGTCCAGGTTGCTTTCGGTCCCGGCTTTGGTCATCCAGAAGGTTTGCGGGAAGAGCGGCGTGCCGGCGAAGACGCGGCGTTGTTCGTAATAGCACACAGCGCCGGGAAAGTCGGATGCAAACGGGTTTTGGTTGAGCGGCGGCGTGCGGCTTGTGTCTGGCTCAATGTTGTCGTCAACCAGGCTTGTGCCGGTGGATTGACCAATGAAGCCATAGAGTCCGCCGCTTTCGCGATACACGTTGCGCCGTGCGCTGGTGGCAAAGTTGATCGTGTTGACTGCGCCTGTGTCGAACAGCTGGTTGCTGGCGGTCACTGCCGCGCTGGCCACGCTTTCGTCCAGTTGGTTGTCGCTCACCCGCGTGGCCACATAGCTGTAGGTCTGGGCTAGGGATGGCGACGTTCCTAGGGTCGGCGTCACGCTGGAGATCGTTGGCGCGGCTAGGGTTGAGCCGAAGGTGACCGTGCTCAGGACATACTTTGTCGCACCCAGTCGCTTCAGCTCGCGCGGTGCATAGTTGGGGTGGACGATCGTAATGATGTCGCCGCTTTGGATGTAGTGCAGGTCAAACAGATCCTGCTCGGCGTAGGGCGACGGGATCTGATAAACGGTCGGCATTTGATACCATTGCCCTGTGGGGCTGGTGTTGGCCGTGCCTGTGTAGCCGTAGTAAACAACCGTCTCGATCGGCTCAAGATCGACATAGAGCCATTCGTTGTATGCAGGCGGCGTTTGATAGGTGTAGGTGATCTCGCTGATATAGAGCTTTTGGCCCACTACAACCTGCGTCGGCAAGGTTGAGCCGCTGTTAGTGTAGCCTGCTGGCGGGGTTGAAACAGGCCCTACGTCCTGCACCCATGTGGCGGTAATGACGGGCGTTGCGCCATATTGGTTTGCAGGGGTTGCGGGATCAGAACCTGTGGAAGCGGCGACAGCGTACCACGTCGAGCCGCTGCGGGTGACAAGATCGCCGGCGACATAAGCCGTCGCCACATCCCACGCACTGACGCCAGTCGTTGGAGTGAGCAATGTCGCGCCAAAGCTGTGAAAGCGGAAATAGGCATTTCCCGCTTCGATCACGACAGTTTGGGTTGCGCTGTAACGAAACGGGATCAGGCGGGTCGCCTTGGAGCTGGTTTGCACCTCGCGCACAAATTGCGTGCCAGGGCGATTGACCACAGGCCCTTGCGGGGTCACGACAAAGTTCCGACACACGGCGAGGCCGGTGTTGTTCTTCACGTCATCCAGCCGCCCGTACATCTCCGGGCTGACGATGCCGCCGTTGAATGACCGTGTGTAGGTCTTATTGCTCATGGGCTGTAAGGCTCATCGTTGTAAGGCCAGATAAGCGCGCGGTTGGCCAGCCATGGAGCAGTGTGGCGTGTGTCGTTGCGCACAGGACTGCGGCGGCGTTCGTTGGCGTCATTGGCTGCCGCTTTGGCCGCGTAGGATAAGCCGGTTTGCAAGGCGGCTTGAGCCGTGCGGACGCCCTGCTCGCCTTTGATGATGGGCCCTGCAAGGTGGCTGGCCAGGATCCAGCTCAGGGCTTGCACAAACCAGGCGGGGAAGCGCGCGCTATCCGTCACGTCTGAGACGTAGCGCATGGTCGCTTCATCGCAGTTGGTGAAGATCACGCGCGTGCGGTTGATGTCGTTACCGATCTCGAACTCATACTCGTGCGCGTCTTCGTCAAACTGCCGCGCGCCGGAGTAAATGCCGATGACCGTCACGAGATCAGACGGAATGGCGTAGCTGTATTGCCATGGGTGCGCGGGCGGGACCGTTGGCGACAGATCGGCCAAGAGCAGGCGCCGCGTGGCGAAAGTCCACGGGTGCATGCGCAACAGCGTGTCTAAAGCCAAGGGGTAGAACCGCGCGCAATGCTCGGCTTGGATCGATCCCTCAGGCGGGCTGATGCTGTTGATGTTGGCTCGGTCGCCGATATGGCTCAGAGCGAGGTTGCAGATATCAATCACGCTGGCCATGGCGGCGCCTCATCACAAGTCTGCACGCTTAATGCGGCGAGGAACGGGGTCGGCTATGGGTTCGACAGCGGGTTGAGCGGTTGGCTCGACAGCGGGTTGAGCAATAGGCTCAGCCCCCCTTCGCTCCACAAGCTCAAACCAGCTGCCGGTCATGGTGTCAGGCACAGAGAAGACCGTGCCGGGACGCACCCTTGACCCTTTGTAAAAGCCTAAAGCCGTCGCCTTCACGATCTTCATCTGTACCCTCCGTCAGTTAGAGATTGATGCTTGCGCCAGGCGCGTTAGCCGTGGCCACCCACTTCGACGGATCCTTCGTGAGGAACGCATCAATCGTGCCCGCCGTGGTCGTGGTCGTCGCCGTGACGCAGAGGACGCCAAGGTAACGCTCATAGGTTCCCAGAGGGAGAGCGACCATGGCAATCGTCGCGCCAGCGTTCAGCAAAGCGCTGTTCGCCGCTGCGTCGTCGGTGACGATCGTGCCCGTGTCAAAGTGGACCGTGGCCGTTCCGTCCGTGGCGATCGCCGCTTGCGCGTCAGAGGCCAACTGGAACCGGATCGTACCAGCGGAACCGCCCGTGATGATCTCCGTCGCGCCGGTCTTGATGACGAGGAACAACGGTTCGCCATTGCCAATGTCTTGGGTCGTGGCGCCAAGGTCGATGACGTCGCCGATCAAGGCCGTGCCAGCCGAAGCTGCGACGGACACGTTGTCAGCGAACTCAAGTCGTTCATCCATAATCATAAGAGTATCTCCTGTCCGTTCGCTTAGGCGATGCCGGTTTCAGTGTTAAGCAACGCGTCGCAGCGACGCACGGGGATGCCCGCGAAGGCCAGCACAAGCTTGCCGCCGATCTGCTCCATCGTCAGGGTTGAGCCTGCGACCTTTTCCAGCATTTGGCGACGCAGGAAGGAGCGGGCGCGGCGGTTCATGTAGAACGCCGGACGGCCAAGGGTGAGACTGGGAGGCACATCGAGCGCTTGGGTCATGAGGTCCAAGAGATCGGGGCCAGAGGCTGCATCGCCAACGAGGTCTTCCGAGTTGTACTGGATGCGAACCACATAGCGCCAGTCGCGCACAGAGAGGCCGCAATCCCAGCGATAGTGGGTGCGGTAAGCTTCCATGCGCCCGCCAGAGCCATCGACGTTCTCGATGGTCACTTGCCCCTTGTCGGTCATCTGCAAGCCGCCAATCGACGCCTTGGGGTAGATGCCGTGGCAGGTGTTTTCGCCCCAGCAGATAAGCCAGATCGACGCGTTGTCAGTGCTGTCGGGCTGGGCATTGCCTTGGCGAATGATGTTTTCGCCGTTTTCAGCCGTGCTGAGATTGAAGCGCGGGGCGAAGCCCGTGATCTCCTCAGGCGCGGTGGCCTCGCTGGCGTAAAACAACGAAGACGCAAACTCTTGGTTCATGCCCTCGATGTGCGCGCGATCCTCAGACAAGCGGAACGCAGCCGTGTTGCCGTTGAGGTCGGCAAGGGCCTTGTCCACTTCGGCGTAAGCTTCGAGCATCCCGCAGGTGTCCGTGACCTGCACGGTGCGAGATTTCGTGGGCTGCACGCCGCCATAGAGCTTGCGCCAGGTTGGGGCGGGCAAGCCGCTGCGAATCGTGGTGCGGTGGCCGGTCGGCAGGTTGCCTTCCATCCAGACCATGTCTTCAAGGATTTCGTTGGTTTCCGCAAGGATCTCAACGATGGTGTCAATCTTGCCGTCCGGATCGAGGCGCTTGGCCACGTCCATCAGCGTGGGGTGGATAGTCGAAAGGGTTGCCATGGGGCTGTA